TCGCAGCTTTACGAGAACGTCTTGCAATTACAGCTTTGGTAGCCGCGCGTTTCAATGCACGTAATCTTTTCTTAATAAATCCTGGCTTTTTCGCTTGAATTCTCATTCGGATTGCCATTTTTCTTCGTTGTGCAGGAGAAAGTCCTTTACTTGGTACTTTACTCGCCTCTGCCTGAATTCTCAACTCTTCTATTTTTCCTTCTCTAACAGCTCCTTTGAGTAATAAAAACTCACACATTTGATCTTCTCGTAAAGGGGATATAGAATCATCTTTACATAACATGTCTATTTCTTCTATTAAAGAATTTATTTCTTCCATATCTTCAGTAGTATATTCCATATCTTCCTTTATATTGTCTTTCATTTTTTCTTTTTCTTTGGAGTGTGTTTTCTTTTATGTTGACTCTTCGCAACCCTTAATACTTCTTTACGATGCAAGTCACTTATATCCACATCTTGATATTTTTTAAACGTTTCAACCATCTTGGCAAGAACCTTCATTAACATATCTACATCTGCAAGAGCATTGTGCCAACCTTTAACATCTATCTTCATTGCCGTACTCAAGTTCCCTAAAGTAGATGAAACTTTTCGTTTCCCTGTTGTTGTATAAGTGGATAATGATTTCAGAATCAAATCCAATTCGTCACTACCTCCCACTGATTTGAGTAACGGAATAAAATACATTTTGTTCAATTCAAGTGTATCCAATGTCTTGTATGTCTTCATCTTGATACCATACATCTTCGCACGAACACCAAGATACTTTAAATCAAATGGTGCATTATGTGCAATCAAGACAGGATTTTTAAACTTGTTTATAAATTTAAAAAATACATTTATTGCATGTACTTCTTTTATGAATCTGGCTGTTTTTGCACCATAACGAGTCATCTTCAACACCTCTTGTGGTGTCTTTAATTTATCTTTTGGTTTTACGTGTGAATCCCAATTTTCTCGTTCTGGTGTGCCTGGTTTTAAAACATCCTTTGTAACCTGAGATAAACTAACTTTATAATCTATCTTATCAACTTTTTTGAATGTCGATCCATCATACGCAACCGCCGCAATTTCAGTAAGTTGTAGATAATCCTTTTTGGGAGTAAGTCCCATTGTTTCAGTATCAAAATAAATGAGAGTTTTTCCATTGAAATTCAAAACGGTATCTAACAACTCCTTAATTGAAAGTCCGTACAGTTGGGTTTTTCCTTCCCAAAATTGTTTAAACGTTTTCATGCTAAACCAAATTTTTGTGCGAGTTTATATGTTAAATCAGCGTGCTTTTTATTGTGTCCTAAATCTCCTTTGGTAACTGCTAAAATTGCATGGGCAAACTCATGAACTACTGCATAGTCAGGTTCAAATGAACTCATTCCCGAATCATCAATAACCATCTTATCAACGAAAATGAATTTACCACCTTTCAATTTTGATGTCTCTAAATATCCACTCCCCTTACCTTTTAAGTTTTTAAACACCAATGGAAACTTTGGAATCTTTGGATACATTCCTTGTAATGCAGTAAAAACTTTTTTCGCATCACGAACTTCATCACTATCAACTTCCGTTAGATATTCTTTGAATGACCTCACTTTGTCCAATCCTTGGCTGCATTGAAATTGGCCCTTGAGAATTCCAATCGATCAACTAACTTGACTGCATTTCCTGTTTGATCAATTGCGACAAATCCTTCTGGTGCAGTTACACGATATCCGTTTTCTGTACGAATAAATGTATCCATTGCACCTTTTGCCTTCTCCAATTTGCGAATCACGGCATCCTTTGCATCAACCAAAAGGTTTTGCATATCAAATACATTCTTGAGGTGATTCTTGTTGGATGTAAGGAAACTTACAACTCTGTCTTTATATATTTTCTTGGTATCTTTTGTTTTTTGGGTCTTTACTTTATCTACATCTTTTTGAAGTTTATCATCAATATACTTTATCATATCGGTTGTATGTCTTGCAGTATTTGAAATTTTCTGACCTTCTCTGACCTTCACATTGGTAAATGTCTTGATTAGAATCAAAAGTTTTTCTTGGTTTGATATTCCGTTTAGAAAGGATGAATTCAATTTCCGAAATTGTTTTCCTGCAAGAGATAGAATATTGGTAAACTTGGTTGTCTCCGCCTTGTTGAAGTTCACCGTTCCAGATGTGTCTTGATAATTTGCATCCGAAAACCAAACATCGTTTGTCTTTGTCAATCCCCCTATATTCGCACCGAAAGATGCCCGCATGTCTTCAAGTTTTTCTCCTGAGTAAGTGGTATGCCAGACAATACCCATTTTCGCTTTCGTGATTTTATGGGAACTCTCTTTTGGAATTGCGTATGTGATTGTATTGGGTGTGAAGGTAATATAGGATTTATCATCAATTGTCTCTGTTTTGAAGTCATCATCTGTGAATAACATATCTCCTTGAAGGACATCCGTTATTCCTAATTTTGGAAGATACTTGAGTGCAACTTTTAACTTTGCATTAAGTCCGGCTGCAGAATGATTCTTGTCTATGTCTGCATCTGTATAATTAACTTTGGGATTTACATTGAACACACCCTTAGTTCCTACAAAAAACTTTTTGTTCTCTGGATTGATTCCTGCAAAGATTGCAGGCGCACCATCCCACTTGACAGATACGTTGACACTTTTCTTTGCATTTCCTGCAAGCATATCACGCAACGATTGAAGGAAATTGATTGCGGCTCGTGTTCCATCTACTCCATGATTCAACACCTCATCTTCAAGATGTTCTAAATGAAGGTTCTTCCCTTCTTTTGCGGCTTCAATAAGGTATTCTTTAAACGATAACATTAATATTACAAAGTTTTGTTTTTTCTAAGGTAGGTATGACAATATAATGAGGGGAGAGGCCATATCCAAAAGATTCAGAGAATCTTCTTTGCGAATATTCCCTCCATAACCCTCATTAATTATTTATAAAACTAAGACACTTGGGGGTCATCTGGATCTGGAATGCCCATTGCTGCGGCTGCAAATTCATTCATATTAGACACAACAAAGCCTGGTGGGGGATCATCTATACTGAAAGTAACAAGATTTCCGAAATGATCTTCGACTATGAAGTGTTGTTCTGCATCTTTTGTGTGCATTCGATCAGTAATGCCAACACAATGGAGATGCACACCCATTTCTGGATGTACATAATATCCACCTATACAAATTTTAAGGGTGAATTTTTCTTTACGAAATGCATCTAGATCAACAACTTTGTTATCTTCTATACCATTCGTTTTGTTCATTTTGTGCCTGGCGAATGAGTTTCATTTCATCCTTTTTCTTTTGTCTTGCGGCCTCTTCGCTCTTTAATCTTTTTTGGATACAAGGTTTAACAAAACGAGATTTATCTTTGACCGTTTTCATAATACCTTCACTCATAACTGCGGCCTTAAATTTACTCAATACCCGATTGATGTTTTCGTTGCGTTTTACTTTAATTGTAATCATAATTCATCTATCATTTTATTGTTATGTAATTATTTATTTTCTCATACTTATAGTATAACAAATTCCGAAAGAATTGTCAAGTTAAAATTTTGATATAAATCTTGCAATCGGTTGTACAAATGGCAACAACGCAATTGCCATAACTGTATTCACTCCTGTATGAACAAGGGCCACTTGTTTCGTAATTCCTGTAGGTAATCCATCACTCACCAACATTCCTGCAATCCATATAGTTCCAGTTGTACCCACATTTGCTCCTAGTATTGCCGCAATCGCAGACGGTAGCGGCAATGCACCAGATGCAACAAGTCCTATAACAGCGGTTGTAGTAAGAGATGAAGATTGCCAAAGAAGAGTACATACAATTGCTCCTGCGAACATCCAGTAAGGATTTCCTAGAAACCATTCAAGTTGTTCTAAATGACTCATTGATTTCATTCCACCTGAGAACATCTTCAAACCAATGTAAAATATGACAAGACCCAATAAGGTCTGAAAAACAGGATTGTTAAATTCCATAAAGTTCCTCGATTTATATTTCCACGAATCGTAGAGTTTTCTATCTTTCTTTTCCATATCCAATATATAGAGATTCGTTATATTATAAATAAAAAAGAAATCGCACATGTCAACAATAATATCG